ACAGTAGATGCGGATCCACCTGCCTTAATACACTTATATACCTTAAACTCAGAAGTAATTACGTAAAATGCTTTATCGTAAATAGCTTCATCGTTCGAATCCCAGGAGTAATAACTGTTACCTGAGGTCCAAGTATGTCTAGGGATAACATGAGAAACGTCAGAAGAACCAATCAGTTTTAAACCAATTAAATTCTGATATGCTTCACCAAAATCATCAATGGCATCAGATGGAGTAAACGGTACCGTGTCAGTGGTATCAGACGTAGTGAGTGACCAGACATCAGATTTTCCGATACCCACATATACACTAGTGGCCGGATCAGCAACGTCTTCTTTGAAATTTCCGGCATTTACAACTCTAAATAGAGAGGTTACGATGGCTGTCATAATTGTTTTCCTGTAATGAAACTATTCACGTTATATTTATTTATAACAGTAGTATCGGTGCTTTCAATAGTACTACTACCGAATGTTTCTATAGTAGCATTGAAATCATATTTTTTCGAACTGTTAAAATAAGTTTGACCTTTTAGATTAAAATAATTATTTTCTATATATGTGCGTGAAAGACCTAGAATATGATTCAAAGGTAGAATCAATATTGGCTCAATGTCTTTTCCTCGCAACTCGTTGTTAGCTGAACTACCCATTCTAGCTGTTGGATCGGTAATATATCCATTACCCGGATTTGTAATAATAACTCCACTTATTTCATTATCAACGTTTAAGACAAACTCTGCAGTAGCAGTTACGTTAGTACTTAAGAAGTTACCATCTACATCTTTCGAAGTAGGTGCCGGGAATACGATTGTCGGAGCAGTTTTATAATTCTTATTTGATTGACCCGAAACAAATACATCAGCAATCTTACCAATATCTGGATTAGCATCAATTGTAGCAAACAAAGAACTATATCCAGAACCTACAGTATCTATAGTCACAGAATCTACTTGACCATAAGCATCCATATTAAGTGTAATTGTTGGAGGTACCGGAGTCTGTCCTTCAAGAGGTTGACCTATAAAAGTCACATTTGGAGTAGATGTATATCCCCAACCCATATCTCCAACTTCAACCGATTCTAAAGAGCCAAGATTATCTAGTGCAATAGAAAGCGTAGCACTACGATGTATCTTCGGTTCTATATATGGTAAGAACACAGAGGCAAAGGCTTCGACCAATAATGGAATATCTTCAAGACCAATAACACCTGGCTGAAACTCTGGCATAGCAGAAAGTATAAGTCGTACCAGATTATTTTGTTCTACTGCACTTAATGCATCTGCTTCACCAACAGCAGCTTTCGTCATTTCAATAAGAATAAGAATCTCACCGAAGAAAATAAACCCAGCTGGATGCACCAACCGATTGAATACATCTTCCCATTCAGAAACATTCTTACCAGTACGGATCATATAAGAAAATTTCTGATAACGATAAGAGTCTTGCAGTTTAATATTATACGATAAGAAACCTTTATTATCCAAATACTGACCGCCTCGAGGCAGTGCTGGATTTGGTTCCCATAGACCCGATGATGGAATTAGCGTTTCGTTATATGGGTATTCAACCTCAACCTCTTCATTAAAGAGTAGGCGAAAGAATACTTCAACAGAATCACTAGAACCTCGAATACGATAGTAATCAAGGATATTCTTATAAAGGTTTCTTTTATTTACTGTTAGACTTCGTGGTATAACGGCTGCAATTTCTTTCTGCATTAACTCAAGATAGTTTTCAGCATTTGTGTCGATATCCATTGCTTCTTCAATTGTATTTAATACATATGAAGGACCAGGACCAACCCAGTATTTTACTATCGTAGTAAGAGTTGCAGTTTGCGTGTTATAGGCATCGAGGCCTGTGACAGTAAATGTCTTGCCTATCTCAGACGTTGATTCAGCTAAAGAACCAGGTAATTCGTTGCCGTTTGTAATAGCAACATTTACCTCAGTTAAAGGATAAATGCTAATAACATCATTTAAATCGGTAATAGTTAAAACAGAATTAGTACCAGTCTCATCAGTAAAAAACCTGTTATTATTACCAGTAGGATCCGGTATACGAAAAACTGCTCTGTTATCTAAGATGATATCTGAAAAAGTTTCATTCTCTTGATAGACAAATTCTTTCAAGTTCATGAACGTATAATATGCATCTAGTAGAGTCTTAATACCTTGAGCATTTTCAAGTATCTCAGATGGTATTAATTGATCTGTACGCTCTACTTCCTTTGATTTTCTTTTGCTTGTGGCAATAGATTCTATATACCCCGGCGATATTACATCAGCAGAGAATAGAGAATTCAGTGTACCATTTTTTAAATCGCCATGAGACATATATTACATTACCTTAGACGCGAAGTTGTTGTATACTTAATAGTACCCGATGAACCAGACAAAGCAATTGTATCAACTTCTGGTGTTATATTAACACGTAAAGAATCGATAGAGATTAATTGATCTCTTTTTGGTGCCAGATCTAAAGAATTAGGTGTGATAGTAATTCGAATAGTATCAGTAGTATCCGGCCTAAAACTATTTAATGTAAGCTTACCAAGATCTGTTTCAATCAAACCGGCATCATTTACTACAGTAACGTTTGAACCAGCAACAACCTTATATACGATTACCTTTCTATTATTTGAACCAGCAATAGGGATATCACCAAAGTAGTGCTCGACTCCATTAATCAAAAATGAAGTGCTATTCAATACAAACTTAGTCGAATCGCCCGATTGATAGAAAGGTGAAGTAAAGTTAAGTGCAAAGTTATTTGATGCATTATTTACTGGTGTGATATTCATAAACATATACGGTCGTACTGTAGAGTTTTGAATAGCTGGATCAGCACTATCAATTGCGCGTAACAATTGTGAGTGTCTAAATACACCATCAAATTTATTTAATTCATTAAAGTTATAATCTGAAATGGTATCACGAACAACCGAAGTCAATTCAACAGCTGTACGGTCAGTTAAGTTTGGATTATACTTAAAGTATATATCTAGTTCCAAATACGTATAGTTAGGATCCACGATAGCAGGTGTAATAGATACGACATTCTTACCTTTCAAAATAGTGCCAATGATCTCATCTTTTTCGGCATTACTTAAACTACTATTAATTAAAGGTTTAATTGCGATATAGACCTTACCATAATCTGGCGGATCGTTATCTTCACCACCCCAACAAGAGATAGAATCGATATTAGAGAAAGACTTCTGAATAATAGCACGATAGTCATCTGAAGTTACAGCACGATTCTGTGATGTAAACGTCAAAGGAGCATTATACCGAATTGATTCAGTAGTCTCTTGATCTACACCACCCTTAGCGGCTGACAAAAGAGTAATAACAATATTAGCAAATCCACCAATATTATCTACCATATTAAAGTTATTAGCACCATTCGATTCATTGCCTAGTGTATAGACATAATCCAATGTCACGATATTATTGTTTGTTGGCTTCAGACCAGTAACACCATCACCAAAGTAGATTTCATAATAACCGTTTGAATTCTCTTGTAGGTAATATACCTTTGATGTGGAATCTACATTCAATAAAGATTCAAAGCGAGTGTAGACATCGAATGCTGAAGACTCTTCATTCTGTTGTACACGTACACGGAGAGTAGAGGTATCTGCATCTTTATCTGACAATTGAAACTTCTGATTCTCAATGACATTATCTACTCGATATCGTAGTGTCTTGTATGTACCCTCTGTAATAATAACATTGCTAAATGTAAATGTAGAAGTACTACCGACTGTCACGATATTAGCTGACTGAGTATTCAGTACAACATATTGAAATTCTTCGCCGTCTACAATAGTTGATAACTTAGTACCTCGAGTCAAGGTCAGATTAGTTGGTACTGTTCCAGTCTCATCTGATACATCGACAGTAATATTAATTCTTGCGCGAGGTGAAAGAATTGATCGAGGAGTATAACCAAGTAACTTTGCGCGGGTAACAACATTACCACGAATCTGTGCAGAGTCAAGGAATGCTTCATTCAAAGAGAAGTGAGCTACCATAGCATTATAGTGAGTATTGTATGATAGAACGTCGAGCAGAGTACTTAACCCTGAACCCTCAAAATCGTGATCAGTAAATTCACTTTGCGTCTTTAGATAATTCTTCAGATTTAGTTTAATCTGATCGAAATCTAATTCGGTAACGTTTAGATTAGTTGCCATATAATTACCTTAGTCTCCGTAATACGATTTCAACAGTATCTTGTCTATCGTATTCTTTAATTAAAAAATTAACTGTTATTTGATATCCATTCTCGTTACTTGTATTTTTAACATCGATATTCAATACTTTAATCCGAGGTTCATACTGTATAAGTACTCTTAGTATATTATCTTTTAATGCAATACGAGTAATACCATCAGCCGGTTCAAAGAGTAATCCTCTAAGATTTGCTCCTATCGATGGTTGAAATGGTCTCTCATGGAAATTAGTTAATAACAGATTCTTTACTGCATTCTTAATTGCTCTATCATCCTTAAGAGGAATAATATCTTTACGAATAGGATGAAGAGTAAGCGCTAGATCTAGATCTGACCATTGCGTCTTTCGAGATACTATCTGAGATGAAGAATATTCACCAAAGACACTTTTATCTGATAATATTGCCATGTTATTATTTATACCTCTTATTGTGCTGTTATATCAATAATAACAAGTATACCTCTAGCCTCGGCGGTAGTGATATTATTATAACATGTATTTAGGGAAAAGTACACAGTTATTTTGATTCTTTTCTTATATCATACCGTAATTTATTTGCTTCATCAAAGGTGTACTGCGTGATTCCATTATAAATTCTAACCTCATTAGTGTTATAGTGCTTAAGCATATCACCATAAACACTTACCGCATCTGGATATTTAGCTTTTAATGTAGCATATTGAATATCATCCATAACCGTATATGCTTCTGCATATTGTTCTATCGTAAGACCCATGCCCATAGCAACATCAATCTGAGTAAGATGCCGAATCAAAGTGAATACTACTTTATACTCTTCGTTCTTTTTATAAGCACGTTTTGTCTTTTTGTATATGACACCAAGCGTATCCTTTATGGCTTTATCTACATAAAATCTAGCCATACTTTCTTGAGGCAACTTAGACTCTTCTTTTACGGGTTCAGGTGGTGCCACAGCTTTTGGAATCTTAGACTCTTTCGGCTGTTCAACAGGAGTAGATTCTCCGGGTGGCAACTCAAGATTGGGTACAGCCGTACATATACTATCAAGGTTTATCGAAGGTGGAAATGAAGTTAAACCCAAATTACTAAGAAGACTATCAAAGTCTGGTAATGACGAACCAAAATCAGCTTTTAATTCTGCGATCTTAGTAGTCAAACTTAAAGGATTCGATAAGCTAGATAATTTACCAAGTTCTAATTGTAAATTCTTTACCACTGGTATCTCTGGCTTAAAACTATTCAGAGATGTTTCCATACTAGCAATCTTACTTTTAATTAAAGCAAGTTGATCTTTACCTCCGGCCATAGCCGTATTAAGTTCTGCCTTGAGATCTTTGACCGCATCTATATCTATATTAACGCCGCAACTCATTATTGAAAACTCCTATATTTGATTGGTATTTACCTACGGTGTAGGAGTTCCAGTATCAGATACGGCACCGGTCGGCGCTGTCGGTGAACCAGTATGTACATGACCATGACCACTAATACCATTTGATATATGATCGACTGTTGCAGTAGAAGTACCTGTAATATCGACATCGTTTGTAATATCAAGATTTGAAGCACTAAATGTCTGTTGACCTACAACCGTAATCGTATGAGTACCATCAATATTTTCTATCATATTCTTCGTCGTTTCATATGTGATATTACCATCACTCACTACAACAAAATTGCCAAGAGATGTGACACTAAAATCATTACTTGCAAAGATAGCAGTATCATTGAATGTAGT